GCATGACGCCGATCCGAGGATCTGGCGGCGGAGGTGGTGCGAATTGCTGCAAGGTCTGAATGGCTTGCTCGATGATCTGTGGCAGGCTGCTGAAGGCCTCGTCTGCTTGCTTGGTGACCACTTGGGACGTGGCTGCCAGTACTTGGTCCAGGCTCTTTTTCTCTTCGGTCGAGGCGTCCTTCTGAATCTCGCCAATGTCGACTTCGGCAGCATCTGAAGCTTCCTCGAAGATCTGGTTCGCATACCACAGCACCATGTGCTCTTTAACGTGATCAAGCAGCAATGGCAGGGCAGTAGATCCAATGATCCGGTTGCCACCAAACATCGGGCTGGTGATGAAGTCAAGGTGCACTTGCAAGTGGGCCAGGTGATCTTGCTCAGGGAACGCGACGATCGGACGGCGCATCGTGGCTGCAATGTTCTCGTTGACTGCATTCAGCTCCAATGGCTGCTGCTTCGGCAACAAGAGCTCCTTGCCCTGAGGAATCTTGAGACGCTCCAAGAACATCTCTTCAACCTTGCGGAGGTCATAGAGCTGTGGCATGGCCTGGGCACGCTGCATGACAGCCTGTACCTGGGCAAAGCGCTGGGCTTCACTGAAGATGTTGGGATCTGAGACTGGCACGACATTCATCGGGCCTTCGAAATCGCTGCGCTTAACTAGCAGCTCGCCTGTTTCGTCAACGACTTCTGACTCTTCAAGGTAGGTCTTATTGAGGCGGAACAAGAGCTTCAATACACGAGCCATAGCATCATGCATACGAGCATGAATGGCTGAGAACACCACCATGCCTTGCTCAAGACGAGCCAAGGTTGTACCGACTGGCGTATTGGCGTTGCTGTCTGCAAGCTCTTCAAATGTGGTGCGAACCACGCTTTGTGATGAGTCAACCAAGAACCCGAGCAGCTGGTACAGGACCGGGCTTGGCGGGTTGTATGGCATGGCCATGAGCACCTTGCGGATGTCGTCTTGGCCGAAGCTGCCTTCGATCTCCTTGACTTCGGTCGGGTCGACGCGGTCTGTTTGACCACCAGCACCTGACTTGAGCTTCAAGAGACCTGGGAAGTTGTTGATGTGGGCAGAATCAAGCAGGNCTCGAAGTGCACCAGTTGCTGCGGCACTCAGGCCACCGATCATGTGAATCAGACCGATTGGGTAAGCACCACGCCAAGGTACGAATGGGAACTCAACTAACCAATACATCTCTTGCTTGGTCTCGTCTTCCTCTTCCCAGTTGCGATAGATGCTGAGAATTCGCTGCGTAGACTTGTCGATGCTGATGATGTATGGTGCCAATCCGTCCTTGTTCTCAAGGTCCATGATGATGTAGCACTCGAACACGGTTCTGAGACCATCGACGTTGTATGTGTCGGCTGACCGTCCTTCGATCTTGTCATTAGCTTTGGCAGCCTTGGACTCTTCAGGAGGCAATGGGTCAACGGCCAAGTCGACATCGAGGTACATACCAGCTTCAATGCGCTTCTGGTACTCGATCTTCGTGAGGTATTGGACGTGGGTCTTGCGCTCGGCTGTGTAGAAGTTTGTCGCTGCGAATGGCAAGTACACATCATCGATGGGCACGAACATTGGCATTGGCTTCTTGCGGTTCACGTCCCAAGTGATCTTGAGATACTGACCGCCGCCTAAGGGGAGCTGGGTTGCTAGCTGCTCGAGCTCGGCTCTGAACTCAGGCATCTGCTGAGTCATTTGCCAATTGAGGTAACGCGTGATGCGCTGGGACTTTTCTACTTTCTCGATGGTTGGATCGCCGACGATCTTTTCTTTAGCAGGACCATCAGGCGGGAACATCTCTTTCATGACACGAGCTGCAAAGTCCACGCAAGCTTGAGTCAACATCGGATGCACAACTTTCGAGGCTCCAGTGAACGAAGCACCGCCAGGAGCATCATCACCAAGGCCAGTACGTCTCAGGCCTTCCTCATACTGCTCGTCGCGACGTTTACGAGCTTCCTTATCTTTCTCAATCAGGTCGCAGACACTTGAACCAAGGCCAGACAGCTGGATTGGCGGCATGGTCTCGGCAAGGTTTGCATAAAACTCGGATTCAGCTGGCGTGGGACTCTCGTCCAAGGTGACCATTGCGCCACCGTCTTCGGTATCCTCGACGTCGTTGTTCTCGTCCGGAAGGTCGATCATCTCGCCTAGTTCTTCGTCACGTTCTGCCATTCAATTCTCCGGTCAAGCTGCGTAGGGATTCACTAGCTGTGGTTTATACTCTGCTGCTTTGCTTCGGTCCATGACGGGCTTAGTGACAGACACATAGCCACGGTCCGCCAATAGGCGCAAGGCTTGTGTTGTACTGTCCACAAAGTCATCATGCTTAATTGATCCCTCACCTGTAAAACTGCAAAGCTGCGAAATAAGTGGTTCAGCCCAGGAACGTGGATTCCCAGGCCGCTTGTCAGATTCTACTACCCAAACGAATCCGTGTGCAAATAAATGTGAGACTGCATGCAACCGCTGGAGCTTGTCTGCTCGTCCAGGGTTGTATGGATAGGCCAAGATGTCCTCACGGGCTAGCATCTGGCGGAGGCTGATTCCTGATCCCTTGTCCTCGATAATCAGCAAGTCTGGGCTTCGGCCTGTCAGGTAGGACTGCTTTGGGCCAATGATCGGCTTGATCATGGGCTTCATGTCCTCGTCACCATACCTAACGACGTACTCCTTTTTGACCCGTTCGATTAAGCCGGGCAGTCCAAGGTGCTCTTGCCAGCAGTCAAGCAGCAGGAAGGCTGGCTTCTTGTCGTGCCTGAACACGCCCCAGACTGAACAGGCTGTGGGGTCGGGGTCATGGGTCTTACGGTCAATGGACTTCTCGGTGAAGGCCGTGTCAAGGCTCATGACGATGTATTCGAGAGGCGGAATCGGCTTGTCCTTGGGCCATAGCTTCAGCCAGCTGCGCTTGATAACGCCTGACTCTTCTGGGTCAATGACCTCGGCGTGGATCTCTTGGCGGCCTAACTGCGTGCCTTCGTACTGGGTAATCTCGTCAAGGAATGACTTGGCTAGGTTCGCAGCATTGTCATACGTTGATCCTCGGGTCACCAGGACCTTGGACTTCGGAGCCTGGGCATCCTTAAGCAGCTTACGAACTAGCTCAATCGGGCGCGGGGTCGTGGTCACGACGACCTGGGGATTATCACCGAGACGCAAGCCGAACCGCATCATGTCCCAGGTTTCCTCGCAGTATTGCCAAGCAGCCAGCTCATCACACCAGACTCGGTGGAACTGGGGACCGCGCAGACGACTAGGTTCCTCGGCTGAGAAGCCACGGATCGATGAGCCATTGGTCAGGGTCAACTCACCCAGGCTCTTGTTATGGTTAGCAATGATGCTTGGAGGCAGGATCGAGAGCAGACCAGATTCACCCTCGAAGCAAACGCCTCGGATGTCAGAGCTTGTTGGGGCAATGACCCCGCAGCGAACACCTGGGTTGGCTGCTGCGTAGCTCGCGATGTCCTCAGCCCCGGTCCTTGTCTTGCCAAACCCGCGACCCGCCAAGATCAACCAGATCGACCAATCACCATCAGGGGTTCGTTGTTCAGGCCTTGCAGAAGCTTTCCATTTGAGCTTCCATGCAAGCAGCTCAAGGTCCTCGACATCAAGGTGCGCGAGGTTTGTTTGAATGACCGTGAGCTCTGACGGCGAGAGGATCATTTGCTGTTTAGCTTCTCGATAAGTCCAGTGATTTGCTCGATGAGCTCGAGCTTGACTTCAACAGGTCCTCCATCAGGACCCGAGATCTCCACAGCTTTCTTCTTCGCGTAGCCGTACTGGACTACGTCTTTCATGCAGTCTTTGCGGACGTCCAGTGGATTGTTGGGGTCGAAGGCCATCTCTGCCAAGGCTTCGAGGGGATCGCCGTGCTTCTCGACGATCTTGTCAAAGGTCTCTTGACGTTCAACGGTGCGCTTGTTCAGCGAACCCTTCTTCCTTCCAGATCCATCTGGTTTAACGCCTTTCTGAAATGGCATAGCAGGCTCCTCACAGTTCTAAGTTGTTTCTATTTTAGATCGGACTGCGTGAAAGCGTACATAGGCGAATCAAAATCCCTATAGTGTATATTTTTCAGCCATAACTAAGAAAAGCTATCCATTTAAGTACTTGATTTTATTCGTTCGTTCGTTCGTCTTCTAGACCACGCGAGACC